CAATAAGAGGATTAGATTTAAAAGGTTTTGCATCTGTATTTTTAGGAACAAGAGCTGGTACAGGATTATATTTAATAGATAAATTAATTGATGCTTTTTCTGGTGAAAAGGCAGACGCTGATCCATTAGAAATTGTTGAGCAAATAGGTGGTAATGTTTTATCAACATTCTTAACACCTTTACAAACTTATTTAGACTTTGCGGCAGAAAACAATCCAGAATTGGGAATAGTAAGAGATACAAGAGATGATCCTTTATTTGGTCAAGTTAAAAGAAAAATATCTCCTACTGATTTAGAGCCTATATATTCTGCAACATCTATTGAATATACAAAAGATGGTTTTCCTGTTGCAAAAACAATTAGGAGAGAAGAACCAAGATTTAGACAGCTAACTGGTTTAACTATTATTCCAGAAAAAAATGCAGCAGAAAAAGAGTTTGATAGATTAGGTTTTTTACCAAGAGAAATTTTTAGATCAACTGGTATATACGAATTAGATAAAGCTATTAAAATGGAATTAGCACCAGTAATTGCTTTGGGTGTAAGTAATTTTGTAGAAATGGATGTTTATAAAAATTTAAACAATACTCAAAAAACTTATTTATTAAAATCTATGCTTACACAAATTAAGTCTGATGTAATGGAATCTGTCAGAAATAATACAGATATAGTTCCTTATGTATTAGAATATGATTTAAACAATATTCCTAATGATAAAAAAAAATTAATTATAGATGCTTTAGGTGAAGATTTGTTTAAACAAATTAAAGAAACATACTTAAATAAAAATAAAACTAAAGATAATAAAGTAAAACTTAAAGTACCAGAAAGTTTAAATTAATATGAATGATGAACAAAATAATTCTTTAGAAATTATAAAATTACAGGGTGAGATTAAAGTCATCCATGAAAAAATTACAACAATAAAGGATAATCATTTGGCTCACTTAGATATTAAGGTGGACAATGTTTATAAACTTTTATGGGCAGTCGGTCTAGTAAGTCTAAGTTCATTAGTAAGTCTAATAGTAAATCTACTAAGCTAACTACAAATGTTAAAGGTACTATTTCTGAATATCAAGAAATTGTAAATCTTTGTCG